CATCTATGACCGACTCTCTGAATACATGAACACGATACTCATACTTATGTTTAGTACCAAGAGTATACAAGGGTGCCTCGACTAGATCAAGGATGTTCTTAGCTATTACTATACCACCTCCGCTGTGACTTGTCAAGGAAGTTCTACAATATATAGACTCCTTGCCTAATCGTTCGCCCCCTTCTGTAGCTATGTAGAGCATGTTAGATGCCTGATATCTACTTAGACAATACTGTGGTAGATATGGATACTCATGTTCATACAGTTTATTGAATGTATCTAGTTTGTTACATGCTATAGCAATAGCACTATGCTTATTGAGATCAGTCTCTACATAAGGCATACTCTCAGACAGACGAGAGTTTCCCCAGTTAATGATAATATCTCTACGCTTGGCTTCGTAACTAGAACGAACTCGTCGGCACCCAAGAGCCTGAGCTAGGGCTTTCGCTGATGATGACCCCATCTTGTAAGGAAACACTTTTATAAACTTCATCTTCTTGCTCCTTTTGTTTTAGTTTCTGTAATTGTTGAATCTTGAATCTAGTCTCCATCTGTTTAATCTTGATGGCAATACCACGCAATCTAGGATCATCAGGTAAAGGGTTAGCCTTAATATCAGTAGTAATAGGACCTAACTTAGCTTCGTGTACATCTAGGTTATATCCTCGTTGAACTAAACTAAGTCCACCACATGAGTGGAAGTTTTGTTTATCATCATGATCCCATTCAACAGATACTATACCAGCATAGCCCCTATCTGTGTGAAACTTAAGGACAGTGCCTGTCATACCTGCTAAGAAAGATGTACCATCATAGTCAAAGTCTTCAGTTACTACAAGTCTTTCACCTTTATTAAATTCTAACATGATTAGATTACTCCATAAGGATAAATAACTACTGGTTCTACTGGTGCCTCATAATCTTCTTCTAACAACTCAATGTCCATGAACTTGACATTGTAGAGGAAGTTAGGAACATCAGAGTTCTCATCAGCTGAGTCAGCCATTAAGTCTACTGAGTAGTCACGATTAACTGCAACGATCTCCCATACAGAATCTTTAGGGAAGTAAGACTTAGTGCCTGCATCATACTGTCCACTAAGCAGAGTCACTAACTCACCTAGTGCTATGTTCTCTTTCTTGTAAGCCCATGTTTGTTTGTTATCGTAGTAACGATTAGTTAACAAAGAAGCTTGACGAGTTGGATAATATGTGCTAGGTGGTGGTGGAACATAAGGTGCTGGTTTCTTGTAACTAGAATTAGAATACCACACATCGTTATCCCATACACCCTTGTCTTCATTAAAGATCTTAGTATTACCTGTGTTATCCATAAAGATTAACTTAGAGTAACCGATACGAGCCTCGATAAGTTTTTGTATAGGGTCTTGGAATAAACCTAAGTTGCCCCACTTGTCAACGAATGGTTGTAGTATATCCTCATTGAATAACCAAGTGTCAGACTTATTAGGATCAGTGTACCCTGAGATCATACCATTGTGCACGAATGCAAAGTTGTCATTGATCTTGTATGGATGACAGTTAGCCTCATTGATTAAGCCATGTGTCTTGATACGGAAATGTATGACCGTCTCTTTCTTCTTATCACGACGATATGATTTCCAGAAGTCAGCGAAAGAGAAGAAACCTTTCTTGACATACAGTTTACCATTCTTGTGGAACATATAGCCAGCACCATCAGAGTTAGCTTTGTAACATTGAGCTAGAGTTTCTTGAGGAATCTCTTTACCCTCTGGTTTATAAATAGCGATACACATTATGCGAATCCTTTCAAGCAGTTAGATAATTCAGGATATGATTTACGATTGTTAAGGACCCAATGCATAAAGCTACGATGTCCTGTAAGTTGTTTGAGTGGCACACTAACTTGAGCTGGTTGACAGTAGTCAGTCAATGCTTGACAGAACTCTAGTCTAGCAGAGAACTCTTCCCAATTCTTAGGTGTACTAAAGATACGGAACTCAATAGTATCACGATTAGATAAGTTAAGTGCATTGTATCGTTCACCTTGTTGCCCATTGATGAATGGGAAGGTAACAGATCGACCAGTGATCCTAGCATATTGATTGTCAATACGACCAGCGATGTGAGCAATGAATGTTTTGTTATCCATACGATTAAGGAACTCAGTCATCTTACCAATGGTAAATACATTGAGAGGCTTGCGACTCACATGCACATGCATACCTGTGTTCTTGTCAGGGAACAGACCAAGAGAACCATATGAACTATAGAACTTCTTGAACTCCTCAAGGTGAATGTCTAGAGTAGCAGGACAAGTAACAATCTCAAAGCCATTCTTGATAGAACCATCGTGTTTCATAATGGCATGACCCTGTAAAGCTTTACCTACCTTGATCTTAGATACATCACGATCAGATGACTCATACTCTAACTCTATACCTAGATATACAGTAGAAGGTTTAACATTCTTAGCCTTGAACTTAAGAAGCTCAGGAACCTTGGTGCTATAGTTATGAATCTTATATAGATTCTCATTACATTTGAAACATGCCCCATCTATGATAGATAAGTCAGGCACTTCGTTGTGGCATACAGGACACTCACACATAGTAACTTCACTACGTTTGTATACTCTACCTTGAATGAAGCACTCGTCATTACGAAGAAAGATATAACCGTGACGATACTCGTGACGAGAGAATCCATAATCAGTAGGTGAAAGAGCACCATTTATCTGACGAATACCCTCAGAGAACTCATAGTTTCTACCTAAGTAATAAGGTAATACTGCTCCTGTCAAGTGGCATTTGAATAACTCTATGTTGTAGGTATTGCTCATGTGGTTTACAAGAGCATCTGGATCTGCAATTAATGCTTCATGTTGAGCAGATATAACTATGTTAAGTAACTCATGAGTGTAACCACTCTTACACCATCTTTCTGAGTTTAGACGTTTAGATACTTGTTTGTAAATACCTTTACGAAGAACCCCATTCTTTGTGGTTAGTTTAACGGGATTGGATTTGTAATACATAGCATCTACTACAGCTTGCTCACCATCCCAACTGTTACGGATGAGGACTAGCCCAGCTGCTGCTGCTACTGTTGAATTGTAGTCACGCATATAGCCACTATTACTAACTGAGAATAAGTGATACCATTCTTCATTGATAATAGTCATACTACTAGTAATAGATAAGGCACTACCTTTTACATAGTATCTTTTTAGAATAACTTCTCTACCATAACTGTTGAACCCCTGCTCTATCTTCATCTTAAAGTCTGGATGTAGATTAGGTATTTCACAATTGTTTTTAACGAACTGGCTGTTGGTAAACGGTCTCATTTCCTTTAAGCTCCTTATTAGTTGATAAACTCGATACTAACTGTATCAAGGTCTTACGGTCTATACTACTACTACTTTTAGGAAGTCTATTAAACTTCTTAAAATACAAATGACAATACATCTCGTTGAGAGTATCAGTCGAATACTTCGAGATTAACATAGTAATCATCCTTTCCTGTTAGGATTGTTTGTTGCCCATTTCTATCTGTTAGGACTACATAGCACACATTTGATGATAAGTCAACAGATACTAGAATAATTAATACACTTACTAAACCTAATAGTAATTTCATTTTTGAATTCCTTAATTGATTCGCCCTATCCAGCACATTATCCGAAAGCCCTTTGCCACCAAGCTCCAGGAACATTACTAGGAACAGGATTGGTTTTAGCGATGGTTAAATCTAAGCCAAAGGCAATTAACATAATGACCGTCTCGTGTCGGAAGTGCAAGCGACTAGCTTGCTTCCTTTTGTTTTAGGTGTAAAAAAACCCACCGATATTCTGGTGGGCTTGTTCAATTAACTATTCTTAGTCTTGCGGTGCTACCATACCTTGTTGTGGACGACAAGTCCAACGAGCGAATGCTAGAATCTCAGGGTCAATGTAACCTGCTTTGCCTGCCATTAAGCTTGCCTTAGCACGATCTAGCATACCTATCGCTGACTGATGAATGATATACAGAGGGTCAATCTTCATCTCTGCGATTGCATTCTCTAAGTCATCGTAATCACAAGAACCATTTAGATGTTCTAAGCGTGGTTCTTTTGTTACACCGAAGATTTCTGTTAGAGCATGGTCTACCAGCTCATCTACTTCTGATGTTACATCTTTCAAAGGGATATCAGTCTTGATACCTAATGCTCTAGCTTGGTCTTGACGCTGAGTGTTAACTCGACCTGCCTTGTAGTTTTGGAAGTTACGGATGTAACTCTCAAGTGATGGGATGTTATACCAAGCGAATGGATTGATTGGAGCACCTGTTCGTGTATCGTAATCCTCAAACTCTGCTAATTTACTTAGCGTGTAGTGTAGGTAGAAGAAAGCAGAAACTAGTGTCTCTAAGTCTGCTGGTTGTTTAGCTTGCACCTCGTCTGGTGTTGTAGCTAACTCACCACCATCGATGATATCTTGTTTAGATAAACCGTAACCGTTTGTAACAGGGTGACGAGCAATAGCACCACCTACATGCCATAGTAAGTTACGAGCACCGAGGTGTTGCAAGGTCTCGCCTTTCTCACCATCGATAATTGTTTGAAAGGTAAAGCTTGAAGTATTAAGTGTAGCGTTTGACATGATTTGTTTCCTTTAATAAGTAAAGTTTAAATGTGAGGTAGTAACCGCTACCTCGTTCGGTTTTTAAAGCTTATAATTGAAACCATTAATTTTTGAATGTTTAGCATGTTTCCGTTTAGCTACAAGTGTAACACATAAATCAGCTATACAAAACAGACCACACAAACAACCAATAAATACTAATAATAAGATTAAATTTTCCATAACAAGTTACTCCATATAAAGATGATTAAGATAATAATGAGAGGATTATGTTGTCCTCTGATTGCGTCATCGACAGAGTTAACCTTATAGGTTGTCAATGATTCGTTGAAAGAATTTCATTGGTCTTAGTTGTCACACTCAAACACAATCTATAATCTTAATCATAGAACTAAGAGCAATGAAATTGTTTCATAAGAACAGCGTGAGCTGCGTTTTTCTTTGGCGTTTTCCGACAAAGAAAATTCACGAAGTGAAAGTCATTTACAATCTATAAGTTAATAGCTGTATAATCCGCTATCAAAGGATAGCGTAATCCTCTCTCTCTACCGTAGGTTTATCAGGGTAGCGACAGCGACCGTCATGCCATACTCTAATGAGCGAGGGACTCGAGCGAAACGTGCACTACCAAGCACGACAGGATGTCGTATAACGAGCGTAAGCGAGTGATAAGAAAGCGTTAGACTCAACTAGATTTTGAACTATGATTTTGAATTGGATTTTACTTTAATAATCAATAACATATATTATAATATGTAATAGCTACAAAGTATTATGTAGATAGTGTAGATACTACATATGATGATACCTAGAGAATAACTAGATTGATACCTATAGTGCACCACATTACACATATACACTTAAAGAATTAGATAGAGTGTGAGTATATCTGCATAGTATCTATATCATACACTACACATACCACATACTCAGTCTGTCTTTAACTTACCGAAGGTAAGACATAGTCATCTATGTAGACAAGATAGGGGGGGGGTATCCTATGAAGAGCACAAGGTTTTGATGATGTACCTACTTAGACACAACAAAGGCTAAATTGGACTATCCAGAAGAGAAGGGATTCTAACGAACAAAGGAGGGCGTATACAAGACTATATAGATCTGAGACATTACTCAAAGTAACTCTAATTCTAAATACTAGATTTTAGTATTTGTTTTACTTTGTGTTTACTATATAGTACTATTATAGCATATTTTTCTATAAAAGTCAATATCCGACATAGCAAAATCTTAAAATAAATCTTTCTTCTTAAATTGCGAACGCAGTGAGCATAATTTGCTTGACTTTTAGTTTCTTCTGTGTTATAATGATTACATAGTTAGTAAATTATTGTCCACTCTTTAGTGGATCGAGCGGAGCGAGAGACATGCCATACATGACGAACGGCAAACGAGATTATAAAAAAGAATTAGAGTGGGAACATGAACAAAGTAAGAAGCGTGTTAAAGACCGTGCTGCTCGTAACAAGGCTCGTAAAGAAGCTGGACTTAAAGTAGGAGACTCTCGTCAAGCTGATCACAAGAAGCCTCTAGACTCAGGAGGTTCTAACAAGAAGTCTAACGTTCGAGTTGTCTCGGCTAAAGAGAATGCAGATAAAGAAGTAAAACGCAAGAGGTCTAAACCTGGGAATAATTAATGACTGAAGAAACAATTGATACGGCAAAGGCTACCAAGCCTCGTAGAAAAGGTAGGAGAAGTAGAGAGGAGACTAACAAGATTAGAGCTGCTCTTGGGTTAACCGTTAAGGTTGCTCCCCCTAAAAGGGACTACACTCCACCTGCTATTCTACCAGAGAAGACTAAGGCTAAGTCGCAAGAGATTCTTGCTGCTATGCTCACAGGTAAGAGCACTCTTGTAGTAAAGAAAGTAATGGACAAAGCTTTAGATGACAACGACTCTGATCAGATGGCTTGTCTCAAACTGCTTATAGATCGTATGATCCCTACATCTTATTTCGAGAAAGAGAATAAGGGTAACAAGGGGATTACTATTCAGATCATGGGCGTAGGTGAAGTAGGTATAAAAGAAAACGAAGACGAACCGATTGAAGCTGAGTATGTAGAGGAGGAGCCAATAGATGGCTAATCTTCAGGTAAAGCTTCATGAGAAACAGTTAGAGATATTCAACGATCCACATAGGTTCAAAGTAGTAGCAGCAGGTCGACGCTTTGGTAAGTCTCGACTAGCAGCTTGGACCTTGATCATTGAGGCACTGAAGAGTACTGAGAAGGATGTGTTCTACGTAGCACCTACTTATCAGCAGGCTAGGGATATTCTCTGGTCTCTTCTTAAAGAGATAGCTAGAGATGTCACAGCATCTGCCCACGAGAACACTTCGGTGTTAACTCTAATTAATGGGCGTAAGATTTACCTTAAAGGTTCAGATAGACCAGATACTCTTCGGGGTGTAGGTTTAGCGTATGTAGTAATTGATGAGTACGCTGACATGAAGCCTCAAGTGTTCGAACAGATCTTGAGACCAGCGTTAGCAGACGTTAGGGGTGGTGCTTTATTTATTGGTACCCCTAAAGGTAGGAACCACTTCTACGAACTGTTTAAGTACAGTGAGGGTGAGAAGGATCCTGACTGGAAGTCGTTCCACTACACTTCTTATGATAATCCTCTCCTTCCTAAGGATGAGATTGAAGCAGCTAAGTTGTCTATGTCTAGCTTTGCGTTTAGACAAGAGTTTATGGCTTCGTTTGAAGCTGCCTCACGAGATTTATTTAAAGAAGAATGGGTACACATAGATGAAGAAGAACCTAGTGAAGGTCGTTATTTCGTTGCTGTTGACTTGGCTGGCTTTATCAATGTGGATAAAGAGTCTGGTAATAAGAATAAAAAACTAGATGAGACAGCGATTGCTGTAGTTAAGGTACATGATGGTGGTTGGTGGATTGCTGATGTACTCCATGGTAGGTGGGATATTAAAGAGACTTGTTCTCAGATAATGTCTGCAGTTGTTAAGTACGAACCCGTAGCTGTAGGTATTGAAAAAGGGAGTCTAAAGAATGCAGCATTACCTTACCTTACTGATCTTATGCGTAGGCACAATCACTACTTTAGGATTGATGACGTTACTCATGGTAACCAAAAGAAAACAGATCGAATCGTCTGGGCTCTCCAGGGTCGCTTTGAACACGGAAAAGTCTCGTTAAACTATGGGTCTTGGAATAATGAGTTCATTGATCAGTTAGTTAACTTTCCTAACTCACAGTTACATGATGACTTGATTGATGCGGTAGCATACATAGATCAGATACAGATAGTAGAATACTTTCATGATTATGACAGTGAAGAGCAGTACGAACCTCTTGATATGGTTAGTGGATTTTAAATATGGATAAACCAGAGTTTTTAGATAGAATAGAAAAACCAGAAGAATACCCTTATATTGAGAATAAGGATGGTTCTTTCTCTACCCATAAGATGTCTGCTGAAGTAGATGACAAAGGTAATTGGTATGTTTTTCCTACTATTGTTCAGATGCCTACAGGCGAACTTTACGAGTTTAAAGATCCATATCAAGCTATGGAATATAACAAAAGAACTGGTAACTATCTACCAATGAAATCTAAAGAAGAAGCTATAAGTTATGCTTCTGGTGGATATAAAAAGAATACACCACTAGAAAGCTTTAATCCATTAAAAAAAAGGAAATAGATAAATGAGTTCTAATAAATTAGTAGATTGGATTAATGATAGCGTTACTGAGTGGCGTGATCATCGGGATGACAATTATCTATCTGATTGGAAAGAATATGAACGCTTGTGGCGTGGCATCTGGGCTGCAGAGGACACTACTAGACAATCAGAACGTAGTCGTATTACCTCTCCTGCATTGCAACAAGCTATTGAAAACCACACTGCAGAAATAGAAGAAGCAGTCTTTGGTCAAGGTGATTATCTATTTGATATAGATGATGACATGAATGATCAGAATCCTGCTGATGTAGAGTACATGAAGCGTTACATGAAAGAGTGCTTCAAGAAGAATAAGGTTCGTAAAGCAGTAGGAGATGTAATTCTTCTAGCTTCTATCTATGGTACTGGTATTGGTGAACTTACTGTTAAGAATACAAAAGAACTAGTACCTACTACTAAACAAATGGAAGGTTTAGACATTTCTGCTATTGGTGTACAAGAAGTAGAAAAAGTAGGAGTGTATTTACGTCCAATTAATCCTCAGAACTTCCTTATAGATCCTAATGCTACTTCTATTGAAGATGCTATGGGTGTAGCAATTGAAGAGTTTGTATCAGCACACTCAGTAGCTCAAGCTATTAGACAAGGTATCTACCGTGATGCTAAGAACTTAAGTGATGACTCTACTCCAGATAATGATCTTGAAGCTAGTTTTATAGATACTCAGTATGATGATGATAAGATTCGAGTACTTCGTTATTATGGTTTAGTACCTAAACACTTACTTGATAGTGCCATGAAAGAAGATGGTGAGGTTGTAGATCTATTTGGAGAAGATAAAAACTCCAAAGAAGATGAAGATATAAGTGAACTAATGGAAGAGTATGGAGATCTAGTAGAGGCAGTAGTAGTTATTGCTAATGAGTCTTCCCTTCTAAAAGCAGAACTTTCTCCTTATATGATGAAAGATCGTCCAGTAGTTGCTTATCAAGATGATACTATCCCTAATAGATTCTGGGGTCGTGGAGTTGCAGAGAAGGGCTACAACATGCAGAAAGCAATTGATGCACAGCTACGTAGCCACTTAGATAGTTTAGCCCTTGCAACCGTGCCTATGATGGCTATGGATGCTACTCGACTACCTCGTGGTAGTAAGTTTGAAGTACGTCCAGGTAAAACTATCCTTACTAATGGTAATCCAGCTGAAATCCTAATGCCATTTAAGTTTGGTTCAGTAGATGGTGCTAACATTCAAACAGCACAACAGTTCGAACAGATGTTATTACAGGCTACAGGTACTATGGATACTGCTGCAATGCAGTCCCAACCTGAAGGTGCTAACATGTCGTTTGCTCTTTCTGCTATTATTAAGAAAAATAAACGAACTTTAGTTAATTTCCAAGATCAATTCCTTATTCCATTTGTAGAAAAAGCAGCTTGGAGGTTCATGCAGTTTGATCCTGATCACTTTAAGACACAAGACTGGAAGTTTATACCTTCATCTACACTAGGTATGCTTGCTCGTGAGGTTGAACAGCAACAGTTTATCAATTTGATGAAAACTCTAGGTCCAGATAGTCCTTTAGTCCCTATCTTGATGCAAGGTGTACTAGAAACTTCTAACTTAGCTAACAAAACACAGCTACTACAGTTGTTAGCACAGTCACAACAACCTAATCCACAACAACAACAGATGCAAATGCAGCAAGCACAGCTTCAAATGGGTTTAATAGCAGCTCAAACTGCAGATCTTAACACTAAAGCAGGTAAACAACAAGCAGAGGCACAGCAAATTGCTGTTGAAACTCAACTTGAGCCTGAAGTAGTAAAAGCTAAACTAGTTGCAGCTCTCTCTACTAATCTGCAAGTAGGTCAAGATGATGATAAGGAGTTTGAGCGTCGTGTTAAAGTTGCTGATCTCCTACTAAAAGAGAAATCTCTTGATTTAAAAGCAGTAGATAGTGCTCAAAATAGAGAGATTGTCAAGATGCAAATGAATACTAAAAAATAACTCTTGACTTTTAAATAATCTTATGGTATAATCATTATATAAGTAAAGCTATTATAACACATTCTTATGAAAGGTGCAATAGTTTGGATAGAGAATTACAAGATTATTACGAAGAAAGATTTAGTACGATGTCCTCTAAAGGGTGGAAAGACCTAATAGAGGATGTTCAAGCGATGTATGATGCAACAAACCAGATTAGTAGTACAGATAACTTTGAGGGGTTCCATAAGCGTAAGGGTCAACTAGATATCCTACAGTGGATTCTCTCACTAAAACAGGTTTCCGAACAAACGTATGAGGAATTGCTAAATGCGGATAATGCTTGATTTTAAGTGTACCGTATGTGATCATACAGATGAACGGTATGTAGATAACAATACAGAATACACTGAGTGTTCTATATGTAATGGTAAAGCTACTCGAATGATTAGCACACCTACTATTTCATTAGAAGGA